TCCGATGTTCGAGTTTCCACTTACTACACACAAACAACCTAAGGAAAAAAATGGCAACCACAGTAATCACAGGTCGCGATGTTTCTTTGTCTTTCACAGGTGGAACAGACATCGATGCTCAAGCGACATCAGCAGTTCTAACAAAGACAAATGTTCGTGAAACCTATCAAACACTTGATGGCGAAGCGTATAAGACAGTTAATGTTGAAGGTACATTTGCACTTGAAATGCTTGCAGACTGGGGCAAAACTGACTCAGTATGCGAGGCACTTTGGGCAGCAGCAGAGTCAGCACCTGACACAGACATCACAATTTCATTGACTGCAGCAACTGGAGCAACTTTCTCATTCCCAATCAAGCCTGAATTTCCAACCGCAGGTGGCGCAGGAACTGATGCTCAGACTGTATCATTCACATTCAAAGTGTCTAAGGGCGCAGTAACAGAAACATTCTCAGCCTAACAAATAGAAACGGGAGCACAAAATGAAACTACCAATTCTGATCGAGTTCAACTCAGGTGAAAAAGCAACTTACATTGCTCAAGTCCCTGAATGGGCAAAATGGGAAAAGGCAACAGGCAAGACCATCAGTAAGGCTCAGGAATCCATTGGAATTTGGGACTTGATCTTTTTAGCGTACAACTCAATGAAACGCGAATCAGGTGGCAAGCCAGTTAAGAACTTTGAAGTTTGGATGGAAACAGTTGCGGAAGTAACCGTTTTGGATGCAGACCCAAAAGTTTCGAGCCAGGAAGCATCAACCGAGTCCTAATCCAGTTAGCACTGGCAACAGGAATCCCGATGAGTGAATGGCAAACCGCAGAGGAAATTCTTACCGCGTTAGAAATACTTAAGGAGCAAAACGGTGGCAGGTGAAATAGATCAAGAGCGCTATTTTACTTATGACAAAGCCGAGTTGCGCCAAATCATCAAAGCGTTTAAGGCTATGGATGAAGCAGGGCAAGAGGCGGCGAAGCGTGAGTCAGGTGCGCTTGCAGATTATGCAACTCAACAGATTCGCGCCGCCGCCAAAGGCGTGCAGCAACAAAGAATTGCTCAAGGCATTAAGGTTTCAAAAACATCTAAGATCGGTGAGTTTGGAATTGGGTTTGCTTCACAGAAATTTTCAGGTGGAGCAACAACTCAGTTAAACATCAATGGTCAAGCAGGTGGTCGAGGCATCCTGGCAGGTGTCGAATTTGGATCAAAAAGGTTTGCTCGTTTTGGCGAAAGAACTCCTCGCTATGGACAACGCGGCAATCTCGGTCGCTTCATATGGCCCACAATGCGCAGAATTCAACCTGACATTATCCGCAAATGGGAAATGGCTTTTGAAAAAATCATTAAGGAATGGACATAATGGCTGGAGATAGTAGAACCCTCAAGTTATCCATCCTGGCAGATGTCGATGACCTTAACAAAAAACTCAAGGCAGCAACAGGCGATGTTGAGGGCTTTGGTAGCAAGATGGCAAATGCAGGCAAAAAGATTGGCATTGCCCTTGCAGCAGCCGCAGCAGCCGCAGGCGCGATGGCAATCAAGATTGGTGTCGATGCAGTCAAGGCAGCCTCAGACCTTTCTGAAACACAATCAAAGGTTGGGGTTATCTTTGGTGAGTCTGCAGATGCAATCAATAAGTTTGCGGCAACTGCTGCGACAAGGCTAGGACAAAGCAAACAACAGGCACTCGATGCCGCAGCCACCTTTGCAACTTTTGGAAAATCAGCAGGGCTTGCAGGCAATGATCTAGTTGGCTTTTCAACAGAGTTATCAATTCTTTCAGCAGACTTAGCCTCTTTCTATAACACTAGCCCTGAGCAGGCTATTGGAGCCATTGGAGCCGCTCTCAGAGGCGAATCAGAGCCAATCCGCGCCTACGGTGTCCTACTCAACGATGCCACCTTAAAACAAGAGGCAATGAGTATGGGCATCTATAACGGCACAGGTGCCCTTAGTGCTCAACAAAAAGTTTTGGCTGCTCAAGCAGTAATCATGAAGCAAACATCAGATGCTCAAGGGGACTTTGAAAGAACATCAGGTGGGCTAGCAAATCAACAAAGAATTCTTACTGCTCAATTTGAAAACATCAAGACAACAATCGGCACTGCATTGTTGCCAGTTGTCCTGGAATTGGTCAGCGCTTTTAACAGAAATGTTCTCCCTGCAATTGTCAAGGTCGGGGATGCTATTGGATCAGGTGGCTTAACAGGCTACATTGCAAACCTCAAAGATTTAATTAAGAACTTTTTCATGCCTATTTTGGAAGGCTTAAAAGCGGGATGGGATAGCATTTCTCAGGCGCTCAGTCGCAACTCTGATTCATTCCAAAAACTTGCAAACTTCATCAAAGATGTTGTTGCTCCAGTTATAGGCACAACTTTGAAATACGCTTTGGAAATTGTTGGCAATGTCTTTGGTCGAATCATTGACATTATCGGTGGAGCAATTGACAAGATTTCAGCCTTTGTCGAAGCAATCAAGGACATGGTCAATGCAGTCATTTCTGCTTATAACCGACTCCCAACTCCTGACATTGGATTGATTGGCGCAGGAGGCAGAGCAGCAGGCGGCGGTGCAACTGCAGGCGGTGGTGCTTTTGGTGGCAGCAGCAGTGGTGGCATGGCTGGGGGTTCAGGCAGTGGCAGTGGCGCTGGAACCTTTGGTGGTGGCAGTGCAGGCGGCGGTGCAGGCGGCGGTGGCGGTGCAGGTGGGTCGGCTCCTGTTGGCGCAACTAGCATGCTTAAACTTGTTGATCGTTTGACAGACATTTCTGAAAAATTCACTGATTTGCAATTCCTTGTTGACACAGGTGGAATCAGCAGAAAAGCAGGCATTGCTGAACTTAATAAACTTACAAAAGAATTTGATGTTCTCAGCGCTCAGGCTGATCGACTAGCAGCATCTACTCAAGGTGGTAGAACGGATGCAGCAACATCAGGAACAATTGTAAATCTAACTGTTAACGGTGCTATTGACTCAGAATCTACCGCTCGCCAAATTGTAGAAATCCTCAATGACTCACAGGCTCGAGGGACATTGGGAGCAGCAGGATTTAGTCGATGACTGCCTGGAATCCTGTTTGGCAGGTAGCAATCAATGGTGGAACTTATACGAGTGTTACCCTTTCAAACCTGACCATTTCATCAGGTAGAACAGACATCTATCAACAACCTATTGCAGGTTACTGCTCAGTAGAAATCATCAACACTGATCAATCAAACCTTTCAATTGAAATCAATGATCAAATAGCCATCCAAGTCAAAGACTCAACAAACACCTTTGTTCCCATTTTTGGCGGGTTTGTCACCGACATTGATCAAAGCGTTCGAAGTGCAGGTTCAAATGCCATCGTTCAATCTTTCAAAATCGTAGCCCTGGGAGCATTATCCAAACTGCCAAAGATTCTGACCGAGGGAGTTTTGTCAAAGGATTTTGAGGGAAATCAGATTTACTCAATTCTTTCAGGATTGCTTTACAACGCTTGGAATGAAGTCCCTGCGGCAACTCAATGGAATACTTATAACCCAACTGAAACATGGGCGAACGCTCAAAACTCAGGATTAGGCGAAATTGATCAGCCTGGAGATTATGAACTCGCCGCTCGATCAGCAAACTCAACTGATGTTTATTCTTTGATTTCAGCCCTTGCAACTTCAGGTGCAGGTTACATTTATGAGGATGCTCAGGGGCGCATTGGCTATGCCGATTCGACTCACCGCAGTCAGTACCTTGCAGCCAATGGTTATCTCGAACTTACTGGCAATCATGCAATGGCAAAAGGCTTTTCTACATCTCGCAAACTAGGTGACATCCGAAACAAGGTTGTAATTACCTATAAAAACGGACAACAAGAATCGGCTCAAGATGATGCCTCAATTGCCCTTTATGGTCAGCAGGCTCAAAACATTCTGACTTCACTTGAAAACACAGTAGATGCCGTAAGTCAGGCAGAGTTTTATCTTGAACTCAGAGCCTATCCTCAGAGCCTGTTCAAATCGATTACCTTTGAATTGACCAACCCTGAAATCGATGATGCCGATCGTGATCGGCTTATCAAGGTTTTTATGGGCGAGGCGCTAGACATTACAGAATTGCCATCCAACATGGAGGCGGGCAGATTCCAGGGTTTTGTTGAGGGCTGGACTTTTAGCGCAGGATTCAATCAACTTTCAGTGACTCTCAATCTTTCGCCTTTGGCATTTAGCCTCCAGGCAATGAAATGGATTGATGTTCCAGTCACTGAGGCATGGAATACAATTTCACCAACTTTGGACTGGACTAACGCTACAATAGTAGCCTGATAAAGGAGCAAAATGGCAACAACGACCAACTACGGGTGGACAACACCTGATGACACCGCACTCGTCAAAGATGGCGCTGCTGCAATTCGCACGCTCGGTTCATCGGTAGATTCAACACTTAAAACTCAAATCGACAACACAGTCGCGGCAGCAATTCCTAAAACTATTGTAGACGCAAAAGGCGATTTAATTGCTGGTACTGCAGCCGATACAGTTTCACGCTTAGCAGTTGGAACAAATGGTCAGGTATTAACTGCCGATAGCGCAGAGGCAACTGGCATGAAATGGGCAACTTCTCAAAGCGGCGGAATGACTTTAATCAGTACTACTGCCATGTCTGGTTCGCCAATTACTCTTTCATCTATTCCTTCAACTTACAAAGATTTAGTAGTGCGGTATTACAACGCAAAAACAACTGGTGACGGAACAAACATATCTATGACTTTTAATGGAAATACTTCATCTATTTACAATGCAATGGGTCATTGGAATCAAGATGGAACATGGGCTTCCTTGCAAAGTTACGGCGCGGCAAATTTTCTAATTGGTAGAGGTACAACAGCCACAACAGGACATTATTTAGGAAGTGGTGTTTTAGAAATTCCAGACTATGCATCAAGTTACAATAAACGGTTTCAAGGTTGGTCGTTTGTACAACAAAATAGTAATGCCAATCAAGGTTTTTTTATCAATGGAAATTTTGGTTCAACATCGGCAATTTCTAGCATAACTTTTACTTTAGCAACTGGCACATTTAATGGTGGAACAATTCTACTTTACGGAGTATCTTAAAATGACTAAAACAACAAAACGACAAATGGTAAGAATTCATAATGTTGAAACTAATGAAATTATTGACCGCGAAATGAATGACGAAGAATTTGCTCAATGGGAAGTAGACCAAGCAATTCAGGCTGCGGCAGATGCGGCAAAGGCAAAAGCCGAAGCAGACAAGGCTGCATTATTGGCTAGACTCGGTTTAACCGAAGATGAACTAAAAACTATTCTCGGATAATGAAGCCTCGTTTATCTAAATCAGCCATTCAACTCCGAGAGCAAATTGACGATGCCTTCCCCGATCGTGATCGTCGCTCGGACTCAGGGGCTTACTCAGATGCAAGGCATGCTGCTCGTAAGTCTGACCACAATGCGGATGCTAATGGTTGGGTACGCGCCATCGACATTGATCGTGACTTATCAAAAGGGCGGGATGTCATGCCCGACCTGGTTGATCAGATTCGACTATATGCCAAAAAGCATGGACGATTTAGTTACATCATTTTTGACAAAAAAATTGCTTCACCCATCCTTAACTGGAGGTGGCGCTCGTATAAAGGAATTAACGGACACACAAAACACGCACATTTCTCGTTTCGCAAGGATGCTGATTTGGATGGCTCGTTTTACAAAGAAATCCCTATGATCGGAGATAAGTAATGAACATGAAAAATCCTTTAGTCCTAACCGCAGGTGCGTTTCTTTCTGCCTGGGCTGCTTCAAACTTCGATGTTGATTATCGCGCAATCCTTTGGGCGATCCTGGCAGGTGTCTTTGGTTACGCCACTCCCAAAAAGTAATGAGCACGCAAGATTGGGCGGGTGTTGCAGTTGCTGCGCTGACCGTTATTGGTTCATTTATTGGATCAGTCAAATGGTTGGTAAAGCATTACCTGAACGAGTTAAAACCAAATTCAGGCAGTAGCATGCGCGACCAAATCACTGCGCTCGAGGCGCGTGTCGAAACAATAATTCGCATCCTAGAGAGGTAACAATTCTCCTATGGCAAGAAAAGCAACAAAGCAACTTGAGGATCAGGGCTACTCACCTTTAGAGGCTTATTCAATTGGACTCCATGAGTTTTGGAAATCCTTGCGCAAAGCGGGTTTCACAACTGAAATTGCTCTTGCCATTATCGTAGAAAAATCGGCTTATCCTGATTGGATTCTGCCGTCACCTATAAACCCAAACATTCCTGAGCCTGACTGGTATGACGACGATGATGAGGATTGATGACAAAAACAAAATCAAGAATCTTAGTGATTTCAGATTTACAAATTCCCTACCATCATGAAGCAGCAGTAAAAAATTTAATTAAGTTAGTCAATCGCGAGAAATTTGACCTGGTTCTTAACACAGGCGATGAACTCGACATGCAAAGCCAATCCAAATGGGCAAAAGGTACTGGACTGGAATGGGAGGCAACACTCGATGCTGATCGAAGCCTTGCTCAAGAGATTCTTTGGGACTTGCGCACAACAGACATCACTCGAAGCAATCACACAGATCGCCTTTATCACACACTCCTGCGAGGAGCGCCGTCCCTCATAGGTTTGCCTGAATTGGACTATCCAAAATTTATGGACTTCTCGTCACTCGGGATTCGATTCCACAAAAAGCCTTTCGAATTCCATCCAGGTTGGGTTTTGGTTCATGGCGACGAGGGATCAATGAACTCCAACGCTGGACTGACTGCACTTGGTTTGGCTAAGAAATTTGGCAAATCGGTTGTTTGCGGGCACACTCACAGAGCGGGCATCAGTGCCTATTCTGAGGGCATAGGAGGCTCTTACAGGACTCTTTGGGGCGTGGAGGCAGGTAATGTCATGGACAAGCGCAAAGCCTCTTATTTGAAGGCTGGAGCGGCTAATTGGCAAATGAGCGTGGCTATCCTGGAAACGCATGGCAAGAATCTTAGTCCGATGCTTATCCCAATCAACAAGGATGGCTCATTCACCGTTTATGGCAAAAACTATGGATAACCTAATTAGGGACATTTTTCCCGTTTATCGGACAATTGATGACTCAATGGATGACACAGAATTGTTACCGTTTCGTTATCAAAATAGGCTATACAAAGCCTGATTCTCTGAGATGCTAATGCCATGAACCGAGAAACTCTCGGGGATGGGAGCACAATGATTACAATCGACACACGCCAACAGGCGCTGGATTACGCAGATCGAGGTTGGGCAGTGATGCCTTTATTGCCTAAGCAAAAAGAACCTCATTTTGACCTAATCAAAGGCGCTTATTTAGGAGCATCAAAAGACTCAAGCCTTATCAATTTTTGGTTTGATGTTGATCCAACTGCAAATGTTGGAATTGCCTGCATTACTTCAGGGCTAGTTGTCATAGACATCGACTATCGTAATGGAGGTCGAGTCCAGGATTACATGCCTGAAACTTACACAGTTGAAACAGGTGATGGATTGCATTTGTATTACAAAGCCAATGCAAGCCTGAATTTCAAGTCAGCCATTGAACCTGGCATTGACATCAAATGGCGTGGCTATGTCGCTGCTGCACCATCTATTCATCCAAACGGAAAAATTTATCAAGTAATAAATAACATTGATCCTGTAACAATTACAGGTGATTTACTAGAAAAGGGAGCAAAGTAATGAACGGGCTGGACTTGCTAATTTACGCATTTGTTGCGTTTATTTGTTTTATGTTGATGGTTTGCGGTTATGCAATCGGTGTCAAAGATGGTCGTCGTGAAGGATATCTCAGAGGTCGTGCAGTATCTAGACAAGAATTTTGGAGGGAGTAATGAAAGCAACCGAGGCACTTATCAATGCAATTGACATTATGCAAGATCGTGGTCGAATCTACGGTCACCCGAGAATCAATCAAGGTCGGATCGCTTCGCGGCTTACCAATTTATTCGATTACCCAATCACAGATGCTCAGGCTGCACTTGCAATGGTCGAGGTCAAACTCAGCCGAATCCAGGAAACCCCAAATCATGTCGATTCCTATCAAGATGCAATCGCTTATCTCGCAATAGCGCTAGAACTCGCAACAGAGGAGGATGAACTTTATGTTTAATTTAGATAACTATGAGCCAGTTGAAAAACGACTAGGCAATCCAACAAAGGTAACTACATTTTGGGAGGACTATCCTGATGGGCGTGTTGAAACAGAACTTATTTCTTTCCAGGGTGATCGATACATTGTTAAAGCATGGCTTTATCGTACTTACGCGGATAGCGTGCCTTTCTCCTCGGGACTCGCGGAGGAGAGCGTTAGCAGTCGAGGGGTTAATGCTACTAGCGCGCTGGAAAACTGTGAAACTAGCGCAATCGGTCGTGCGCTTGCAAACGCAGGTTATGCAACTAAAGGCAAACGACCATCAAAAGAGGAAATGATCAAGGTTGCTCGCAGTGAAATAACAAAGCCAAAAACTGAGTATGTTCCAGTTGAGAAAGAGGATGATCCCTGGACAATCAAGACTGTTGCCATGCCAATATCATCAGAACAAGCAGTGCAAACTGTGAAAGAAATTATAGGCGGCACAACTGACAAAGACATCCCAAACTGTGCATGCGGTAAGCCGCGAATTCTGCGCACTGGAACTGCAAAGACTGGCAAGCAATGGGCAGCCTGGGATTGCTGCTACAAATCAAGCAACTATCAAGTGGGACAACAAAAGCCATGCGATCCTGAGCGAATTTGGCTAGAACTCAACAGCAATGGTCAATGGCAGCCACAGAAAGCGAGAGGATAAAAAATGGGTGAAATGGTTATCTTTGAGAACGGCGAAGCGACCGTTATGGGTGGAGAATTTGAGGAGGCTGAGCAAATAGTCATTTACTGTGATCTTTGCAATGAGCCTTTGGCAATAACACCTGCATCAAATGATGAAGTATTTCTGCAATGCCTACGATGCCACGCGGTAAATGGCAAGCCAACACCGTAAGCATCGAGGTTATGCGACCGAACGCTTGGTTGCCAACTACTTGCAGCAGTGGTGGAGCAACGCTAGTGTAGGTCGAGGTCAAGGCGCTGACATTCAAAATGTACCGTTCGACATTGAGATCAAAGCGCGTAACTCACTTGACATCAAAGGGACACTTCGCCAAATCAAGGCACGCACTGCCAAAACTGGGGAGTTAGGTTTTGCGTGTTTTAGACTCAATGGGCAAGGGGAAGCATCAGTCGAGGAGTTTGTCTGCATGTTGACATTGGGTGATTTGGTGGAGTTACTTAGAAAAGCCGATTATGACAAAATAGATTTGGGTTCAAATATCGATTGGGAATCAATGATGGTTCGCTGCGATAATTGCGGTAATTGGAAAATCAAACAATGGAGATGCAAAGCCTGTGAATCGGAGAATCATGCCAACTTATGAATATAGATGTCCATTGTGTAATTTACAGATGGAATTGGAACTGCCAATGGAGCATGATCTTGTTCGATGCACTGATTGCGGTGCTCAAGCAAATCGCATTTACTCTGCTCCTGGATTGGTATTCAAAGGGAAAGGATTTTACAGAACCGACAACGCTTAGTCCGACACGCTCATCGCAAGGTGCAGACAATTAAGGCTCTGACCTGCGGTTATGCTTAAAATGACAAGATTGGATTTGACATGACCAGTACACTCAGAGCGCTAGAGCCCTTCAGGGGCTCAGAGCGAACCGTGAAGCGGTTAGTTCGCTCGGTAGCAATCGTGTTGGGGGGCGCTCTGTGCTTCTCCATAGGATCAGCATCATGGGCGACAAACGATGCAACTAAAAGACTTACATCAAAGCAATATGCAAAAGGACAATTAACAGTAAAGAATTACAAATGCTTAGCAGTTCTATATGGCAAAGAGTCAGCCTGGAATTACAAAGCAGTAGGCAATCTCAATGGATCACAAAGAGTTTATGGGATTCCTCAAGGTAAGTCAGAGTTCCTAAGAACAGCCAATCCCTTACAACAGATAGACTGGGGATTACGATACATAGGTCACAGATACGGCTACACTAGGACTATTGAAGGGATGCAGCCTGACACATGCGCTGCACTTAGACACTGGCAGCGTAAGGGATGGCATTGAGTAGCAGTCTTAAGGGCAGTGGATCAACGACCAAATGGCGTAAGATTCGTGATCGAATCATCAAGCGTGATGGTGTATGCCAGCAATGCGGCAGTGATGAGAAACTTACTGTTGATCACATAATTCCTCGTAGGCTTGGAGGAAACGATTCTCATGACAATCTCCAGGTGCTCTGCCAAAAATGTAATTACTCGAAGGGGGGTCGCTTTTTTTTTCAGCCTCCGACACCGAAGCCCCCCTTGTTTCTTTTTACCCCGAAAACAGAAACAAAAATCCATGATCAGGACTAATCGGTTTGGATCGGTTTCAAATGGTTGAGATCGGTTTCAATGGGTTTGAATCAGAAAATAAGGGGACAACAGAACCTCGGATTCGCTCCCTGCCTTTAGATTTGCCCACACGCGGGCATGAGATGATCGAGTTTTGCAAGGAGATTGGCTACCCGCTCCTACCCTGGCAAGAACTGCTTGCAATTGAAACCTTGAAATACAAACCCGACGGTCGTTGGGCTCACCCGATTGTTGGGGTCATGATTGCCCGTCAGAACGGCAAGTCAACATTCATGGCGCTTCGCATCCTCTTTGGTATCTATAAACTCGAGGAAAAAATGCACCTGGCAACTGCTCACAAATTAACAACCTCGGCAGAAATCTTTTTCAAGGTAGGTCAGATGATTGAGGACTCGCCAATCCTGCAGGCTAACTTTGCTAAAAAGTACGAGTCCAAAGGATCGCAGGAAATTAGGTTTCTTAATGGCGCTCGTTACTTAATCAGAGCAGGCAATTCAGCCGCTCGCGGTATTGCAGCCCCTGATGTCATTCACATTGACGAGTTGCGCGAATTTACCGATGAGGAGATTTGGTCATCGATGCGCTTTACTCAAATGAGTAACAAGAATCCTCAAGCAATTGTTTATTCAAACGCGGGACATGCTCAATCGGTGCTTTTACTTAAGTTGCGAGATCGAGGCTTGGCAGCCTCTCAGGGCGTTGATGATTCAATTGGTTGGTTCGAGTGGTCAGCAGAGCCTTCAAAGCCTATAGATGACATCTCAGGGTGGTATCAAGCCAATCCATCGTTGGGCTACACAATCCATGAGGATAACATCAGAGATTCCTTGTCCGATCGCGAGGATATTTTCAGAACTGAGGTTTTGTGTCAATTTGTTGACATGATCAATCCAGTCATCATCCCTAGTGAATGGGCTAAGTGTAAGGATGACTCAATCAAACTTGATGTTGAAAAAGATACATGGATGGCGATTGATCTTTCACCTGATAGACAACACGCCTCACTCGTTGCAGGGCAAAGACTTGATTCAGATCGATTTATGGTGTCCTTGCTTCAAACCTGGCACAATCCAATCAACCTGGATGACAAATTGCTTGCCAACGACATTGCTCCCTGGGTTCGCAGGTATCCAGTCAATGCCGTTGCCTATAGCAAAACAACATCGGCAGCCGTAGCGGCAAGATTATTGCCAGCAGGAATTCCAGTCCATGAAATCTCAAGCGGCGAGTATCAACAAGCCTGTGATGAGTTTGTTTCTGCCATTTCAGCAAATCGCCTTGTCCATAAGGATCAAGAGGAGTTAAACAAACAAGTTTTGTCAGCAGTAAAGTTACCTCGAGGCGATGGCGGTTGGGTAATGGGTCGATTGAAATCAGGAATCGTTTGCGGAGCAGTGGCAGCAGCAATGGTTGCTCATTTTGCGACACGCGCCGAAACAGAGGTTGACATTCAGGTCGGTTGACAAAAGTGCTATAATTTGTCCAATGGCTCTGTTAGACTTTTTGATTCCAAAGACACCCGCAGCCGCTCCAATCGTCGATGCGGCATCTACTCCTGCTCCATTTAACAACACAGGAGCAATTTCACCTTTTGTTTTTACTCAATCAACTGCAACACGCGCACAGGCAATGGCGATCCCAACAATCGCACGCGCTAGAGGAATCCTTTGTTCAACAGTCGCCAGTTTGCCAATGGAGCAATACTCAAAACTTAATGGAGCGCATTTACCAACTCCACATGTAATTAATCAACCTGATCCACGCGTTCCTGGTTCTGCCATTTATGCGTGGATTGCTGAGGACTTGTTGTTTCATGGTGTTGCTTATGGTCAAGTTTTAGAACAGTATGGGGATACCGGTCGCGTTCGCTCATGGACAAGAATTGCACCTGATCGTGTAACTCAAAAGTTAAATCATTTACAAACTGAAATTATTGGGTATCAAGTTGATGGATCAATCGTTCCAAATCAAGGAATTGGTTCTCTTGTTGTATTTTACGGTTTAGACGAAGGAATTCTTAATCGCGCAGGTCGCACAATTCGTGCGGCACATGCTTTGGAGCAGGCTGCAGAAACATTTGCAAAAGAACCTGTTCCATTGCAGGTTTTGAAATCAAACGGCACAAACTTGCCAGCAGAACGCATTGCAAAACTTTTAGAATCATGGCGCACATCTCGTTTGAATAAATCAACCGCTTTTCTTAATGCGGATGTTGAATTGCAAGCGTTGGGCATCGATCCAGCGAAACTCCAACTCAATGAGGCTCGTCAGTATGTCGCATTGGAATTGGCTCGCGCTTGCAACCTGCCTGCCTACTTTGTTA